TTGTCAACGCCCGACTTTAAGACAGAGGAGAGCCCGTTTTGAAAGAGCTTAGAAACAAAGAAATTGTCCGACTTATTGACGAACAAAAGGTAACTAAAACAGCAATAGCTAAATGGTTTGGAATTACCAAACAACGTGTCCATCAAATATACCTTCGGGAGACAGGTAATGTATCGAATATTCGGACCCCCGGGAACGGGGAAGACAACGACGCTACTCAATAAGGTAGACGATGCTCTCCGGAGCGGCGTTCAACCAACAAAAATTGCGTTTCTTGCATTCACCCGAAAAGCCGCTGAAGAAGCCAGAGAACGTGCCGCAAGCCGATTTAATCTTGATGCCAAAAAGGACCTGTACTTCTTTCGTACATTGCACAGTCTGGCTTTAAATCTGTCCGACATTAGCCCCGCACAAGTAATGCAGCACTCTCACTACGAAGAAATCTCCAATGCCGCAGGAATAAGGCTAACCGCCACGTCAAAGGTTAGCTTTGATGAAGACCTGCCCGACGTTATAAAGGCATCAAACCCTATCCTCGGATTAATCAGCTTGGCCCGCCTAAGAAAGGTGCCCTTACGTCAGCAATACAACCAAAGCGAGATGGAAACACCGTGGCACACGGTAGCCCACGTAAACAACTGCCTGTCCACGTACAAGAGCGAACGCAAGATGTACGACTTCACCGACATGCTAGAGATATTCGCCACAGAAGGAATTAACTTCTGTCCGCACTTCGACCTGTGTTTTGTAGATGAGGCACAAGACCTCTCTCCTATGCAATGGGACATAGCACACTTGTTAGATGAACGCTCCAAACGAATGTATGTAGCTGGAGATGATGACCAAGCTATCTACCGTTGGGCCGGAGCCGACGTGGACGCCTTTATAAACCTAGACGGCGGATCAGATACACTGAGCCAATCATACCGCATACCCTACACCGTTCACAAAGTAGCAGAACGCATTGTAAAAAGAATACAGCGGCGCGTCGTAAAAAACTACGAACCCCGCCACACTATGGGAGAAACAAACTACTACAGGTCTTTCTCTGACGTAGACCTCTCAGAAGGCTCTTGGCTCATACTAGCGCACGCGGGATACATGCTGAAAGACGTGGCAGAAACGCTAAAATCCTCCGGATTCCTGTTCGAATACCGCGGCTCACGGTCCATCTCCGCTAAAATAAGTGACGCGGTAAACGGCTGGGAGCAACTGCGTAAAGGCAAAGCCGTGTCGGGGCTTACGGCACGAAACATCTACGAATATATGTCAGCCAAAGATTCAATTAACTCCTGCAAAAGAATACAGCGTGGTTTTAAAAAGCTGGCAGGCGTTGAAGACGATGAGTTTTTTACATTGAAAGACCTGCAAGAAAAACACGGCCTGCTTGCAACTGACGAGATGATCTGGAGCCTAGCTATGGACCGTCTGCCAGAAAAGGAACGGGCCTACATTACTGCCCTGCTACGACGAGGTGAGAAATTCAATGGCGCACCCAGAATAGTTGTGTCCACAATACATGGCTCAAAAGGTGGTGAAGCCGATAACGTAGTTGTATTCTCCGACATTAGTGCCTCGGCAGAAAGAGACATGCGAGTTAAACCAGATGATATGCACAGAGTTTTTTACGTTGCAGTTACCCGAACCCGAGAAAAACTGTTTATAATAGAAGCAGAAAACCTTACTCGGAGCTACGACATATGAATTGCTGGCATTGCAGAACCGAATTGATTTGGGGCGGGGATCACGATTGTGAGGACCACGAAGAGTATGTCATGGAAACCAACCTATCCTGTCCAAAATGCAAATCTCTTGTATTGGTCTACCTTCCTAAAGAAGAAGTTACCCCCGATGGAAAGGTCTACGAATGAAAAAAGAAGACTTCCTTAAAAAAAGTGCAGAGTTAATTTGTGGCGACAGAGCAAAAGACTACGGTGATGCGCTAGAAAACTTCGACCGTATAGCCGAGGGATGGGACATAATTGCAACCGCCGCATACAAAAACCACGGCAAGATAACTCGACAACACGTTGCCCTTATGATGGATTGGGTCAAAACCGCCAGACTGCTACACGGCTTGGACCACAAAGACTCTTGGACCGACAAGTGTGGATACTCCGCTATAGGCGGTTCTTTCTCAGGAGAAAAAATTGAGTAACCTTACAATGGGCAGCGCGTCCCTGTCATCCGAATGGGTGCCGCCCGCAGAACTACCCGACCTGACTGAGGTCAAAACCATCTCCATCGACGTGGAGACAAAAGACCCGAACCTTAAAAAGATGGGCCCCGGATGGGCTAGAGGTGACGGCGAAGTAGTAGGATACGCTATCGCTACAGGCGATTGGTCCGGCTACCTACCCATACGGCACGAAGGCGGCGGAAATATAGACGAGAAAGTAGTCAACCGCTGGCTGAAAAAAGTATTCGAATGCCCCGCAGATAAAGTCATGCACAACGCTCAGTACGACCTCGGCTGGATCAAGCGCATGGGCTTTGATGTAAAAGGCCGTGTGATCGACACAATGGTCATAGCGTCCCTGCTTGATGAAAACCGCAGAAGCTTCAGTTTAAACAACTTATGTTACGAACTGTTAGGCATAGCCAAGTCTGAAAGGCTACTTAACGAAGCCGCGGTATCGTTTGGATACGACGCCAAAGCAGAGATGTGGAAAATGCCCGCAATGTTTGTAGGGCCATACGCGCAGAACGATGCTGAAATCACATTGAAGCTTTGGAACTACCTGTCCATAAAAATAGAAAAAGAAAACCTGCAACGAGTAACCAAACTCGAACTTGACCTGCTACCAAACCTTGTCGAAATGACATGGCGCGGTATCCGCGTCGATATGGACAAAGCAGAAATAACGCGGAACGCGATCCTAAAACGCGAAAAAGAAATCCATAAAGAAATAAAACGCATCTCCGGCTGCGACATAGAAATCTGGGCCGCAGCATCCATAGCCAAAGCCTTCGATAAAATGGGCATAGAATACTTTAAAACAGAAAAGGGCTCCCCGTCCTTCACAAAGAAGTTCTTGTCAGAACATCCCGATAAGTTACCTAAATTAATCGTACAAGCACGGAACCTCAACAAAACATCCGGCACGTTTATCAACAACATCCTGAACTTCTGCAATAAAGACAAACGTATACACAGTCACATCAACCAAATCCGATCAGACTCCGGAGGAACTGTCTCCGGACGCTTCTCCATGAACAACCCAAACCTACAACAAATCCCCGCCCGTGACCCCGAGATAGGACCCATGATCCGGTCCCTGTTTCTGCCAGAAGAAGGCGAACAATGGGCCGCTATCGATTACTCCCAACAAGAACCGCGCATCTTGGTTCACTATGCGCAAGTCTACGGGAACTCACAAAAAAGAAAACTCGGCGGCGTTGAAGAGTTTGTACGAAGCTACAGAGATGATCCACGCACAGACTTCCACACAATGGTGGCAGAAATGGCGGACATTCCACGCAAACAAGCCAAAACCGTAAACCTCGGTATTATGTACGGTATGGGCGTAGGTAAACTATCCGTCGAACTCGACCTACCAGAAGAACAAGCCAAAAACCTAATCAACCAATACCACGAACGAGTGCCCTTCGTGAAAGAACTTATGCAAGGCGTACAACACCACCTACAACGAAGAGACAGCGAAGGACATGTGCGCTCTCTGTTGGGCAGAAAGTGTCGGTTCGACCTCTGGGAACCAAAACGCTTCGGCATGTTCAAGGCCATGCCTTATCAAGAAGCTATCTTAGAGTATGGACACACTGGGGGTATCGTTCGAGCTTACACATACAAAGCCTTGAACAGGCTGATCCAAGCGTCCGCCGCGGATATGACCAAACAAGCTATGGTGGACTTGTGCGAACAAGGCTATCTGCCAATGCTTCAGATTCACGACGAACTGGCTATGTCTGTTAAATCCAAAAAAGAGGCAGAAAAGGTTGCAAACATCATGCAAAATGCTGTACCATTAGAGGTGCCTAGCCTTTGTGACGTTGAAATAGGTCCGTCATGGGGCGAAGCGACTTGATGTTTTGCTTCTCTAACTCCCCCGCTTATTTAGCGGGGGTTTTTTATTGTGTATCAGCGCCTTGTTGTATATAATCCCACAAACTCTTACAAAGGCGCATAACATGGATACAACTAAATGGAAATCGGTCCTCGTTCCGGTAGAAGTATACCGAGAACTAAAAATTTTATCGGTTATCGAAGGACGAACAATCAGCGGTCAACTGCGATTCATGTTCGACCAATACAGCAAACTAAAGTCCGTACAAAATAAATTGCAAAAACATTACGAGAAAACTTGACCACTCCCATATTATCGCGTATGTAATGTGTATCTCCTCATGAGATATTGATGTTTGTTCTCCAATAAACATACGCCCCAGATTGTTCAGGCAGTCTGGGGTTTTTTGTATTTATAGGGTTGACTTTATCCTATACATCTTTTATCTAAATAACACTCAACTCAAAAGGAGAACAAAATGAGAAACGTGACCGTATCAATCCAAGGCGACTCGCCTTACTCACAATCCAAAATGCACGAAGCAGAAAAACTGCCCAAAGAACGCCCCGATGATTATGAAATCAGAACGTGGCGGGAAAAATGCACCACGCGGGCAAACGGCGAAATCGTCATACCAGCAATGGCCTTTAAGTTTTCCCTAGCCGCCGCCGCAAAGAAACTCGGTATGCAAATACCGGGACGCGGTAAAGCAACCTTCACAAAATACTTCGAAGCAGACGTGATATGCCTAGAAGACGCGCCACTCGGCGTACACAAAGAAGACGTGGATAAAGTCCGCATCAACGCCAACGCAGACGGCGTAAGGGGCTCCGGAAAACGCGTCTGGCGTTCATTCCCAATCATTTACAAATGGGAAACAGAAGCGTCCTTCACCATAATGGACGACACAATAACACGAGAAGTGTTCGAAGAAGTCTTTAACGCCGCAGGAAAAGGCATTGGCATAGGCAGGTTCCGTCCAGAAAAAGGCGGAATTAACGGACGCTTCACAGCTAAAAAGTTTAACTGGACAAACTAATGATTAACCGCAACGCATATCACAATGCCATGCGTTGCGGTACTTTGTTTTATTACACCGCTGCTCGGCGTGCCGCTGCGCCCCTCGACTCTGCTCAACGCAACTCAGCGATTTGTTTGTTATCAACGCAGCTCAGCGCAGCTTTGCGAAACGCATCTCGACTCTGCTCAACGATTTGTTTGTTATCAACGCATCGCTTCTCTTCGCCCCGCCCCTCGACTCCGCTCAACGATTTGTTTGTTATCAGCGCAACTCAGCTTTGCGAATCGCACCTTAACGAAACGCAACGCAGCACCCCGCCACTCTCCTCAACGATTTGTTTATTCACACCGCTACTCAACTCAGCTTTACTCTTCGCCTCGAATGGCTCCTCAACTCTACTCAACGATTTGTTTATCACAACGCGCCGAATCGATACGCGGCTCTCGGCCCCTCAACTCTACTCAACGATTTGTTTGTTATCTACGCTTCTCGGCGCAACGAACCTCAGCGATACTCTACGCCGCGCAATGCTTCTCAACTCAACGATTTGTTTATTACTACGCAATGCGTCTCCTCTCGGCTACCCGCCGCGCACCGCGCCTCGACTCGGCTCAACGCTGCTCAACGATTTGTTTGTTATCGACGCTTCTCGGCGCAACGAGCCTCAGCGATACTCTACGCCGCGCAATGCTTCTCAACTCAACAATTTGTTTGTTATCGACGCCTCGCCGCTCTGCTCTACTCGACAATGCGCGGCGAAACGCAACGCAACGCAACTCAACGTAACCAACTAATAGGAGAACTAAATGTACCAAAGATCACCACAAACTATAAAAATATGCGATATGTTTCGTAACTGTAACGGACAACTCAGCTACGAAACTATCGAAAACGAA